CAGGTATGACTTCTCAGAGGCATCTCTCGAAGAGTTCTGCAATTCCTACTTGGATGCGGAATCTGATCTGCTTGACTTCGACGTGCCGTATGAAGGTAGCATGCCGGACATCTTCTCGAGGGCACAGAACATAGCTAGAGTGGCTTCCTGTCCCAATGGGCCATACATACCGGCTAGGAGGATGGCTGTGCAGCTGCTGAGGTCAATGTCGAAGAAGATAGGAGTGGCATACCTAAACATGTGCCGTATCATAGCCGAAGCGGCAGAGATAGCCGCTATAGGGAAGGGTTCCAATTGCATTGTCATAAGCTCGTATGCATCGGATACCATCTTGGTAGCAGCGAAGCACGTCGGACCAATATCCAGTTCCAATGACACTTGCTGTCTGTGCGCGGTATCCAAACCGGCTTCGGATCAAGGATCTTGGATGGCAAGGATCTCCGAAGGCATCGGCCTTTCTAAGTGCGTATTCATGTCCGCTAGGCACAGGGCTTGGTACGCAGAGGCGGCATCTACAGTGTTTAGCACAGCAGCAGCTTATTCTGCGTCCTTAGAAGATCCTGCAGTGAATCACGAGTACGTCACCCCGATGGCTCTGAATGCCGTATCCGCAGACAAGAGGTTAGCGGTAACTCTGAGCATGGAGAGACAGGCAATCCTTGGCTCAGCGTCTTTGATGAACGAGACAGATAAGCTTGGCGGCAAGGCAGCCTATGGGATACCGAGGACGCAACTGGATCGCCTGCTGTGTTACCGTATGGTCCTCAGAGCGGTTATGGTATCCATGGCAAGGGACTCTGGCACATTGGAATCGATAGTGCGGCCCTCTCCGGATGGTAGGAAGTCTACTATATACACTCCGATATACTGCAGGACAGGGCAAACGACAGCTACTGGGATGTTCAATGCGTTTTACGATGGTGCAAACGCTCCTGGGAACAGCTCCTCTCTACTTAGGCAGTACGCAGCCGCTGTTGCATCCGTAGTTGAAAACCATGTGGACTACGAACGGGAGCAGCTATCGGACTGGGAAACGAAGGCCGGGGGCTCACCGCAAGCAGTGCAGGCTTGGAAATCCGGAAGGCTTCGGGAGTACATGTCAGATCCGCACTTCAGCCGGAATGAGGTAAACCACATGATAAGGTTACACGAGTTCGGGTCCAAGTTCTCATGCAGCTTGCCATTGATACGCGC